ACCTTCCTTCCCGCAAGCACGGCCGCAGCGGCCGCGTTGTCGCAGCCTTCGTTCCAGGGCTCGCCGATCCGCGTCTGGCTTGCGGAAGTCGATCCTGCGGCGGGTACTGTGATCGGTACGCCGGAACTGTTGCTCGACGGCGAGCTCGACACGACCGAGCTTCGCCTGTCGCGCGGGCAGCGCAAGCTCGACATCGGCTACATCTCCGTCGCGGAGAGGCTGTTTCAGGTCAACGAGGGGAACGTCCTCAGCCCGCGGTTCCACAAGAGCGTGTGGCCCGGGGAGACCGGCCTCGACAACGCAACAGGCGTGGGCCTCAGCGTTGCGTGGGGCGTGCAGAGCCCGCCGAGGGGCTATAGCTATTCCGGAAGCGGCGGCGGCGGCTCAGGCCAGCTCTCCGGCAGTGTCAGCGTTACGGGAGCGGCCGGCGGATACGGTGGGGGCTCCGGAGGCGTCGGCGGCGGGAGCTTCGCAGTCCATGACTGAACCGCCGCTCGTGGCCCGCGCCAGGGCCCTTCGCGAGACACAGGCGCGCTTCCGGGGTCGCCGCTTCGACTGGCGGAGCGATGACTGCATCCGGATGGCGCGCTTCCACCTGATCGCGAACGGGCATCGGCCGCCGAGGCTTCCGCCCTATCGGTCGGCGCTGGGGGCGAAGAAGGCCTTGAGGGCGCAAGGTGCGGAGAGCGTCATTGCCCTACTCGACGGGATCCTGCCCCGGATTGCGCCGGCGGAGATGCTGCCGGGGGACGTTGCGGCGCTCAAGGGCACGGAAGGGCTGGATGCGTTGATGATCTGCGTCGGCGCCAAGCTGCTAGGCTGGCACGAGAGCGCGGACGAGCCGGTAATCGTGATCCCGCACCGGATCGAGGCGGCTTGGCGAGTGGACCCGAGGGGTGCTTCACGATGAGCAAGGCCTTGGGCGTCGTCTCCATGATCGCGAGTGTCGCGGCCTTGATCCCGGGGCCGCACCAGGGCGTGGCGCGCGTCGTTGCCACTGTTGCGAGCATCGGAGCGGCGATCACCGCCAAGCCGCCGCCAGCGCGGGGCTCCGCGAACAACGTCCAGATCGGCGCCAACATGCCGACGCCCTATACCGTGGGGCGAACCTATATCGGCGGCAACATGGTGCACGATGTCGGCTACGGCGGAAGCACCAACCCTTACAGGAGCATGGTGTTCGTCTGGTCCGGCGGCGGCCGCACCGAAGCGATTGAAGCGTTCCAAGCCGATTTCTCGACGATCAGCTTCTCCGGCGGCAATGCGGTCGGCTTCTACAAGGATTTCCTCTACCTTTCGACCAGCCTCGGCGCGATGCCGCAGGCTACGGCGCTAGCGGGTCCGTTCGGAGCAATCCCGAACTGGGGCGCAACGGCCAAGATCAGTGGTAAGACGCACGGCCTCGTCACGCTCAAATTCGACAAGAAGGGCAAGAAATTCGCGTCCGGCATGCCCCAGTTCGGGGTGATCCTGAAGGGCGAGCATGCCTACGACCCCCGCAAGGACAGCACCTACCCCGGCGGGTCAGGAAGCCACCGCTGGGATGACGAGTCGACGTGGGAGTGGACCGATAACCCGGGCCTGCACGGCCTCACCTATGCGCGCGGGCGCTACCATAACGGCCGGAAGGTGTTCGGCTGCGGGTTCGCGAAGGAGTCGATCAACATCGCGGCTTTCGTCCAATTCGCGAACCTCTGCGATGCCAACGGCTGGAAGGTCGGCGGCACGATTTACGAGCCGGGCAGCAAGTGGAACAACCTGAAGTATCTGCTCCAGGCGGGCGGTGCCGAGCCCCTGTTCGTCGGGGCACGCCTCTCGGTCAAATACAATGCGCCGCTGGTGGCGCTCGACACGATTACCGCCGCCGACCTCGCAGACGGCGATTACGTGGTGCCGGCGATGCGGAGCTGGCGCGACCGGCTCAATTCGATCGTGCCGAAATACCGTTCGGCCACGCACAAGTGGGAATATGTGCAAGCCGACGCGGTGACGGTCGAAGCCTATGTCGAGGAAGACGGAGAGGAGAAGCAGGAGGAGAGGCAGTTCGATCTTGTACAGGACAAGGACCAGGCCGCCCAGCTTGCCGCCTATGAGCTTGTAAACGGCCGTGAGTTCGGGCCGATCGTCCTGCCGGTGAAGCCGCGCCTTGCGGCTTACGTGCCGGGCGAGGCGCTGGAGATCGACATCCCGGAGCTGGGGCTGGAAGGACAACTGGCGACGATCATCGCCCGGCGTGTCGACCCCGGAACCGCTATCGTCGAGCTAACCATGATGAGCGAGACCACGGGCAAGCATGCCTTCGCTCTAGGGCAGTCGGGCTCGGCGCCGCCGACACCCAGCCTCCTCAGTTCGGAGGAGATCGACGAAATCGTCTCGAGCAACGCCTATCGCTCGACCCCGCACGTCGTAGCCGACGAGGCGTCGATGCTGGCGCTCGACGTTGCGGAAGGCGAGGTGGCGATCCGGACAGATACCGAACAGACCTTCATCCACAACGGCGGCACCACGGGCACGATCGCCGACTGGACGGAGGCGCCGAGCCCCACCGCGACGGCCGCGACGGTAACCTTCTCGCCGGCCGGTTCTGTTGCGGCAACGGATGTACAGGGAGCGATCGAGGAGCTGGCAACAGAGAAGGCCGCGCTTGCGGGCGCGGCATTCACCGGGCCTTGCTCTGTCACCGCTTCCGGGACGGCGAACGCCCAGATCCAGCTTCTGGACAGTCAAGCCACGCTCAGCGGGAGCGCTTCAGGCGGGCGCCTTCTGATGGGCGCAAGCGGCGCCACTCCATCGGCGTCGGGCCAGAGGCTCGCCTGCTTCTTCGGGCAGGGGCGCAGCTCCTCCGCGAACGTGGTGAGTGTCGCCGGGCTCGGGATATTCGCTGCGGAGGGATGGAGCGGGACGGCGCAGGGCACCTACATGACCTTCGAGGTCACAGCCTCCGGCACCACCTCGCGGGCGGAGAAGGCGCGGCTCAGCGGAGCGGCGTTCAACCTCGCCAGCGGCATGGTCTACCAGATCGCCGGGACGCAGGTTCTTGGCGCGAGGCGCACGGGCTGGTCCGCGGCGACCGGAACTGCGACCCGGACGAGCTTCGACACTGCCACCGTCACGACCGCGCAGCTCGCGGAGCGGTTCAAGGCGCTGACCGACGACCTTCTCGCGCACGGCCTCATCGGAGCCTGAAGCACATGATCAAACCCGCAACCCTGCCCCTCTCGGGCGGGCGGTTCGTGCCGTTCGTCTATACCATCGCTCTGGAGGGGGAGGACCTCACGGATGCGACGATGGAGATGCATGTCCGCCACGCTGCCGATGTGGGCGGAGACCCGCTCGTAGACCTCGACCTCGCGGCAGCCAATGCCCAGGGCCTTTCCTTCACGGTGGACACGAGCGGCGCCGAGCCGGTGTCGACGATCCAGATCCGGATCAACGAGACCACGATGGAGGGCATGCCCGCAGCCGATGAGACCGGCGAGGATGCGGTGTTCGCCTACGACCTTCAAATCACCCGGAGCGGGCATCCCAAGGCCGTCTTCTTCCGCGGCACTTTCACCGTCGAAGCAGGAGTGACCCAGTAATGGCCGACGCTATCGCACGCATCGTCGAGGAGACTGTGCGGGTCACGATCGAAGGGTCTGGCCTGCTCACGCCGCTGGTAGAGCGCGCGGAAGCGGCGGCCGGAGCCGCAGAGACCGAGGCCGCAGCTTCGGCCGTCTCCGCTGCTGAAGCTGCTGCGGCGGCCGCGGATGCGGAGCAAGCGCTGTTCCGGCACCTCGAGCGCTCCACGATCAACCTCTACCACACGGACAATTACACGCCCGACGCGCGGCTCGAGGCGGATGGATCTGAGCTGTTCGAATCCGGCGGGATGATCACCGACTTTCTCCCGGTCTCGCCGAGCACGACGTACAGCATCGGCAAGTTCGCCGACGACGGCTCCGGGGTAGCCGGAGGCAGCGCGGCGCAGGGCATTCGCGCCGCCGGCAACACGCGCATCCACACCTATACGTCTGCCGACGCGCTCGTTCAGGCGATCACGACGCCAGCTTCGACCTTCACCACTGGCCTGACCGAGACGAAGGTGCGGCTCTCCGGCATCATCGCGTCGGAGCGGAACCGCTACATGCTCGTCGAGGGCACGGACCTGCCTTCGGTCTTCACGCCCTACCATCAATATGCGCTGCGGCCTGTGTACGAAGGCAGCGCCACCGTCATCACGCCCGAACCGCGCAAGTTCGAAGGGCAGCGGATCGCGGTGCTCGGCGACAGCCTCTCGGTCGACGAGGACAGTTGGTGGAGCCACATCCTGGAGCCGCTCGGCTTCGTGAACTCCCCGTTCCTCGACAATATCGCGCCTTTCGGCGGGAGCGTTCAGGAGGACCGGCTGGCGGTGACCGGGTCGAGCTACGCCCGCCATGTCGGCTACGGGACGGAGAGCGGGCTCAACGTCGACCTCCTCTACCTCCACCGGCGGATTGCGTTCATCCCGCCGGATCGTGACGTAATCTTCGTCGGGACCGGAACGAACGAGCGCTCGACCTTCCAGAACCCGGGAGGCACGTCGGAGGCGATCGAGGTCGGCGACCTGGACGAGCAATGGGCACTCTACCTCGCGGATCCGGACACGGTCGACGACACGACGACCTTCGGCGCGGTGATCGTCACCCTGCACAAGCTGATCGAGGCCTTTCCGACGAAGAAGATCTACGGCATCGGCCCGCCTCACCGCGCCAATTCGTTCGACACGTCGGCGGTCCAGCTCGGCGGCCTGTCGATGCTGGAGCACAGCCAGAACATCGAGTCCGTCTACAACCGCTTCGGCATTCCCTTCTTTCGCTCCTGCGAAGTGACAGCGTTGCGTCCGTGGAATGCGACAAACCTCGCCGCCAACTACGACGACGACACGCACCTGAGTGCGGCCGGGCACCGCATCTGGGGCGAGGCGATCCTGGCTTGGCTCAAGGCTCAGGGCTGAGCGCCCACCCCACAGCAGAAGGAGCGGGGCGTGGACGAACTCGTGGTCATGGTCTCGAACAGCTTCCAGCGCGCCCCGTGGGGATGGGGCCTGCTGGCGACTGTCGTCATCGGTCTCATTCGCGCGTGGCCCATCCTCGCGAAACAGGCGATCGATGCGAAGGCGCAGCTGCGGCAGGAGCGACGCGACGATCTGAAGGACTACCAGCGGCGGCTTGAGGCGATGGGCGTCCGCATCGACAGCATGTCGAGCGACCTCAACAACCTGAAGATCGAGCTGGCGGCGACGATCTCCGCATATCGCATCCTCGAAATCGAGGTTGAGGCGGTCAACCCAGCGTCCATCGGGCTTGCCGAAGCGAGGGCGATCCTCAGCGCGGCGTTCACCGTGGCTCCGGCGCCTGTGCGGCCGCGGGATGGTGCGGCGCGTGGCGGGGGAGAGTGAGATGACCGGAGCACAATCCAATGCCTGACCGCACCCGCGAAGCCTTTTTCGAAGCCAACCGTCTGTTCGCGCCCGATGGGCGGATCAGCACCGATGATTTCCGGATGCTCGACAGCATTGCCCGGCGCTGGCGGCTGCCGGAGCGCGCGCCGCCGCCGGGACCGAAGATCAACGCTGCCGGTCTCGCACTCATGCGGAATTTCGAGGGCTGCAAGCTTGAGGCTTACCCCGACCCCGGCAGCCGCGACGGCAACCCCTGGACGATCGGCTGGGGCGCAACCGGGCCAGGCATTCACAAAGGGGTGCGTTGGACCCAGGAGCAGGCGGACGCGCGGCATGAGGAAGATGTGGCCCGGTTCGCTATCGGCGTGGAACGGCTGCTCGACGGCGCTCCCACGAACGACAACCAGTTTTCCGCCCTCGTCAGCCTCGCCTACAACATCGGACTGGGCGCCTTGGCCGGCAGCACCCTTCTGAAGATGCACAAGGCCGGCGATTACGCGAACGCGGCACAGCAGTTTCTTCGTTGGAACCGGAACGATGGCGCCGTCATGCGCGGCCTGTCGCGCCGGAGGGCGGCTGAGAAGGCCCTCTACGAGACGGCGCCGTGAAGCTGTTCCAGACGGTCCGGGCGGCGCTCGCAACGCTGCTCACGGCCGAAGGGCGCCGGGCATGGGCCCTGGTGCTCCTCGCCGGCGCTGGCGTGGCCATGACCGCCTATGCGGCTGGCGTGCTCTACCTGATCCGCGAGCACCCGCGGTTGGCCTTCTACCTCGGGCTCTCGGCGCACTTTCTGATCCTCGTCGTCGTCACCGGCTACGCAGGCCTGCTCGTCAAGCGGAGCATCGTCGCTCAATTCGGCGAAAATCGGCGGCTGTCGTTCGAGGACCAGGCCGAAGCTGCAGCTCTGGCGGCTGATAGGGTGGCGGGCGCCGCGGACCGTGCCGCCGAAGAGGTGAAGGGGGATCTGAGGCCATGATCCGTCGCCTCCTCCGCATCCTGCAACTCGCGCTCGCCGCACCCCAACGGAGGCTTTGATGAACCTGCCCCTTCAACTCATCGTCTTCTTCCGCTCCTGGTGGAAGGCTGTCGTCGCGTTCCTCGTCGCGGCGCCGCTCTTCTTCCTGCTCGGCCAGTGCGACGGGAAGAAGATCGAGCGCCGCAACTGGCAGGCCAAGATCGCGCGCGTCGAAGCTGCGGCCGAGAAGAAGCAGCGCGAGGCCGACGCCGCCCGTGCCGAGCTTCAGCGCCTCGAGAACGAACGGATCACCGCCAACAGAAAGGAAGTGGACGATGCTGTCGCACCGATTCCCGATCAGGCCCCTACTGCTCGCCAGCGCGCTCGTGCTTGCGTCGAGCTGCGCCGACAAGCTGCCGCCGCCGGCAAACCTGAACCCGCCTGCTGACCTTCTCGCGCGCGCCGACAAGCCGGTCATGCCGCCTGAGGCGCTGACCAGCGAAGCGGCCTACGAGGGCTGGCGCGAGGACGTGAACGACTGGGGCGAGACGAACGCGGGGGTGATCGATCGCGCCTGTTGGTGGTTTCAGGACGCCGGGATCAAGCTCGACTGCCGGAAGCGCCCGGAGTAGCTGGACGCGGCGGGGCGGATGTGGTAGGGCAGCACCACTCCCTCGGTTAGGCCCCTACCTACGGTAAGAGCTGACGATCCGAAGGGACAGAGGTTGCGGCGGCGTGGATGGACACGCAGGCGTGAGGCGGTAATAGAGCCATCATCCCCTGCTGGTGAAGCAGCAGCGAGTATTCGCGGGAGCCGAAGCGCCTTTCTGGTCGTGGGTAAACTCAGAGCAGCCGGTATCAAGCCCGGCCCGCAACCTCACTCACAGCATCGCCCGGATGTCCGCGACGATCCCGCTGAGCGACCAGTAGATGACTGCGAGGCTTATGGCGGCGATGACGATCGATCCTAGGCCATAAAGCGCTTTCTCGGACATCGATCTTCCTTTATTAGCGATCGGGCTTACAGGCGCTGACATTCACCATTTGCACAGTCACCCTCGCCACGGCGTAGAGGAAGAGGAGAGGTTGCATTTCAGGCGAGCCGGTATGACTGAACTTGCCCGTAAGCCTCAGTGTCGGGTACGATGACGCCGTTCCTCGCCAAGCGGTTGACTACGCGCGGGGAAATTGGACCGGGAAGATATCCGGGGCGCTCTCTCGGGCCAGTGATGAACCACTGCGAAGTATCGGCCATTCGCCCGCCCCCCTTCTGCGCTGGGGCATAAAGAAGATGAGGGATGACGCGGCCTCGTCCGGGAGTGCCGCCGCGAAGAGCAGCGATGATTGCCGCGTCGTCATATTCGTGCAGCTTAGGCTTCATTGGCCTACCGCACGTTGGGCACTTCTCACCCATCACCCTATCCTCCTGCTATCCCAGCGCCCACGGCCCGCGTCAGGCGGGGGAGGCGCCGGCGACATCACATTCAACGAATCGCTCTTCCGAATAATCGTTGCTGCCCTCGGGCTCGTCAGAACGGACGATGACCCGTTTGCGCCCCTGCCTCACCCAATAGTGGGTGATGACTGGCGGCTGATCCCAGAGCGCTATCGCGTGGCGGCCGACCTGGCGCACTCGCTTCCCTTGTTTTGCCCAGATAGCCGTGATCGTCCAGAAAGGGGATTTCCAACCGGGTTGCTTCCGCGTCTCACCACGAGGGCCGACGCGCAACGCGCCAAAGCGGTCGCTCCATTCGAAGAACCATGCGCTCGCACCGTGGACGATCCGGTACACGCCGGGGTCGCTGAACGAGGTCAGGATGCCGCTGATCTCGCCGTCGCTAAAGACGGCGCACGTCCCTCCGCAGAAATGCCTCTCCATCCTCTCTCTCCTGCTATGCGGCCCCGGTGGCGGGGGTGGGGGTTAGGCGGGGAGCTGCCACGATGCGCTCTTCCGGCACGAAGGACCGGAGCAGCTTCTGCATCTCTCGATGGTGGCGGGCGCTCAGGTTCGACACCGCATCCGCCTGATCCAGCGTCAGCACATGTTCTACGTCTCGTTCCAGACGGCAGCCGTGCTCATCGCGGCCCGCTGTCACGCGACCGTGCAGGATCACCTTGTCGAAGTTGATGTGCGCGATCTCAAGCCATTCTTCTGGCATCCTCGTTCTCCTTTCGTGCTACCTAGCCCCGGTGCCGAGTCTCACCCCCGACGACCTCACCCGCCTGTTCCTCTTCGCGGTCCGGAGCCTGGAGCCCGCGCTGATCGCCGACCTCCGCTCGAAGAACGAGACGGCGCGCCGGCTGTCGCAGCAGCTGGTCGCCGAGCGCATGGCGGAGAGGCTGAACGGGTGCGAGGTGACGGCGCCGGAGGAGGATGCGCGGTGGGATTGGAGGGAGATGGATCGGTGAGTCATGTACCGAGCAGGTCCCGGAACAAGATCGGCTGGACTGAGCCGTCGCCGTAGACGGCATCCAGCCAGGCATCGGCGCGCGGCTCGTCGCCCTCCCATTTGTCCGGGAACGTGCGTGCGGCAATCAGCTCGCGGATGCGAGCCTCCTCCTCCGGATTGATGAGATCGACCCCGGCCCGCGCCTGAATGTCGAGTATCCTCTCCAGCGCCTCCGATCGGGCTTCGAGGGTAAGCGGACCCATCCGCTGGGGGTTCTTCGCCAGTCCACCGTCCTTCAGCCGCTCGGCGCCGGCTTTACGGTGCCGCTGGGCCGGTTCGCGCATCCACCGGTAGATCGGCCGCAACTCCCGAAGCGGTGCCAGATGCTCCCAGCCGGCGGTGCCGATGATCGTCTCGAGCGCCGTGTCCTTCGCGGCGAGGGGGCAACCGATGCAGCCCGTCCGGGCGTTGATCTCCT